CGGCAACAACAGATGGTCAAGTAATTTATACCACACCTGCCGCAAAAACTGGTCTTGCAATTGGTATGATTCTAGCCAACCGAAGTAATGATCCTGCGACAGCATCAATTGATATCAATGGAAAATATATCATTCGTAATGCACCAATTCCTGTTGGTTCAACTCTCGGTGTGTTAGATGGTAAATTGGCAATTGAGCAAAACGAAATAGTCACAGTCAGTGCATCTGCAAACAACTCAATCGATTGTACATTAACGGTCCTTGAACTATGAGTGGGTATATTGGTAAAGCAAGGTCAGTCAATTTTGCTAAAGTAGACCTTCCCATACGAGATGGTAATACAAACATCATTGAACAGGATGGTTCATACTATCTGCAAGAAGGTGCCGGCATCAAAGATCAAAATGGCAACACAATCATTTCTTCTGATGGTACAATTGCTGGTGTTGACTTCACACCAATAAATTCACAAATCACATCAATTCAAAATCAAATCAACTCAATTGAAGAAGACATCACCAGTCTTGATACCTCAATTGGTATGGTTGAGGACTCAATTGGTGTGGTTGAGGACTCAATTGATGCAGTTGTGCCCACCTCTTCATACACGTTTCGCAATAAACTTATCAATGGTGATATGAGAATTTGGCAGAGAAGTGAAGATAATGAAAATACCACTAATGCATGGGGATTTTATACAGCAGACAGATGGTTTACAAATAAAGGTAGAGTAAGATTAGTATCTGAAACACTAGATGGTGTTTCTATTTCTGCAATGGAAATATCACCATCTTCGGGTACATATAATGGAGGAAGAGGAGTTCTACAAAAAATTGAAGATAAATCTGTCTGTGAAAAACAAACAGTTTTTAGTGCTTATGTTAAGGCAAGCACAAATTCAACTGTCGAATTTGGAAGAATTCATGATAAAGGGTCAAGCAGTAGTACACCAGGCATTAATATAAATGTAACTACCACATTTCAAAGATTTTATGTAATTAATCCAATCGTATCAACCACAGACCACCTTCAACATTATATTATTAGTGGATTAGAAGATGGTGTTACATATACAATAGCGAATGCCCAGCTTGAAGAAGGCACTGTTCCAACTCCATTTGAGCTTCGGCCCTATGGGATAGAGTTAGCGTTATGTAAAAGATATTTTCAAGAAAAAATTCTTTCATCAAGAACTATAGGAGGGTCTCAAAATGGTTATGTGCGATGGAGATTTGATTTTGAAAATGAAATGCGAAGTGCACCAAGCATGAGTATAAATGGAACATATGCAGACACATATGCTCCAAATGGAAATCAAATAACTGTTTGGGGAGTTGGAGCTAGTTCTAGACATCTTCCTTCACTTTTAAGTATAGGTGGAGATAAACAAAGTTTTCAATTAATTTTAAACGTAGCAAATTCTGGTACAGGTAATTTTTATGAACTGGGATGTAATGATGGAAGTACAAACACAAATCCTCCATCAGCATTAGCTGATGCTGAATTATAATAATAAGGATTTATAAATGTATAAATTAGTTGATTCATTAGATATTAAGGTAATTCTTAGAAAAAAACCGAACATATGAGTAAAGCAAACAAACTCGCATCATTAGCAGTTGACGTTAACAATCTATCAGAATTAGCGGATCAGGTCACTGATATCGAGAATGCAATTGTTCGTGCAAATACAAATGCTCAACTGATTAATGGTATTGCTGATGATATTGAGGCTTTAGAAGCAAACACTGCCGTGATCATGAATGACTTTGCTAACATCTCACCAGAAGCACCTGTGTTATCGTTTCGAAACAAGATTATCAATGGCAACTTTGATATTTGGCAAAGAGGGACAAGTCAGACAACTGCTGACTATGGAAGTGCGGATAGATGGAATTGCCTTCACAAAGGTTCAACTAAAACAGCATCTCAACAGGCATTTACTGTTGGGCAAACAGATGTTCCTGGCAATCCTAAGTATTATTTACGTCATGTAGTTTCAAGTGTGGCAGGGGCGGGAAATTATTGTTCTTTCATACAACAAATTGAAGGTGTTCAGACTCTAGCAGGACAAACAGCCACATTGAGTTTTTGGGCCAAAGCAGATTCTAACAAGAGTATTGCTACAGAATTTCGTCAACATTTTGGAACAGGAGGATCACCGTCTGCTATAGTAAGCTCAATTGGAGTTACAACTCATAATCTCACAACATCTTGGCAAAAGTTTACAACAACAGTTTCTATTCCATCCATAAGTGGAAAAACAATTGGTTCAGATGGTAATGACAAACTGCAAATAAATTTTTGGTTTGATGCAGAAAGTAATTGGGATTCCAGAAACAACTCACTAGGACAACAATCTGGAACTTTTGACATTGCACAAGTCCAGCTTGAAGAAGGCTCAGTTCCGACCCCCTTTGAGCATCGGCCTATTGGAACAGAGTTAGCGTTGTGTCAGAGGTATTATGAAACCTGCGGAACAGATACTCTGTATAAAGACATAATTCAGTCTTACTCAGGCGGATCAGGTTCTTTTGTACAAGGAGTTGAATTTAAAGTCCAAAAAAGAGCAGATCCTACGGTTTCTATTTTTTCTAAAGCGGGAACAGTGGATAACGTAAGTTATCACAACAACAGCCTTGACTACCCAGTAACTTCTGTGGAAGCTAGTACATATTCTATTAGAAGAATTGGGTCTTCTACTAGTTTGTTAAGAACTGTCCAGTACACGTTTACAGCAGATGCAGAATTATAAAGGAAAAAAATATGTATAAACTATCTCAACAACCAAATTTAGCAATTATTCGATTAGCAGATGGTGCGCATATTCCAATTGCTCCTGGCAATCGTGATTATGATGAATACAAAGAATGGTTAGCAGAAGGTAACACCCCTGAACCAGCTGATGTCACACCAGCAGACGTTCAACTTAGAAATCAACGTGATATACTGTTAGCAGAAACAGACACACCTTGGGGACTTGTTGACTATGATCATCCTGACAAGCAATTGTGGTATGACTATCGTCAAGCTCTTCGAGACCTAACAACAACCGCTGATCCACAATTAGATGCGGATGGCAATTTAACAAACGTCAACTGGCCAACAAAACCAGCATAACATGTCATACATTGGTAATATTCCTGTTCTTCAAACAACAGAGTATCGAGAAGAACATACAATCACAGAAGGAACACAATCTGGCTTTGTCACGCAAGGATATCTACCAGGATACATCTCCGTCTATCGTAACGGTGTACGCTTGGCTGAAGAGGACTTTCTTGCTGATGATGGTTCAACTGTATTGCTGAACACACCTGCCGAGGTAGGTGATATTGTTGCTCTTGAATATCGAACTGAAGTTGTTGAGGTTAAGGACAATTCAATTAATGTTGACAAGTTAAATTTACAACCAGATTCAATACCAATTGAGGCAATTGAAATTTCAGCAAATTCAATACCAATTGAGGCGCTTGATGGTCAGATTGAACTTGATAAAATAAATATAACTGCAAATTCAATCTCACTAGATTCAATTGCTTTGACTGAAAATGGCATTCCTATTTCTGCCGTAAACACCGCAGGATTAAATTTAGATGCTGGTGCTAAAGCGGATATGTTCTATGAGAACAGCAACATTCTAACAGAATCTTATACAATCACTGATGGCAAAAATGCTCTCAGTGCGGGACCGATCACAATTGCAGATGGTGTGATTGTGACAGTACCTGCTAACTCAGTTTGGACAGTGGTATAATGGCAACAAGTATAATTAAAACAGATGAACTAAGACTGTTGAATGACCAAGTGGTGATGAGCGATGGAGCATTGACAGGCAATGTTGTGTTTCCTGCTGGGCATATTATTCAATTTGCAAAATCATTTAATGTTACAGGAACTGGAACATTTATCGGAAATGTAACATCAGTCGGATCTGGCAGTCCAATAACAATTTTAACCGCTACCATCAATAACGTATTGGCAAGTAGTAAGGTTTTCGGCTTTTTTTACTCAGGTGCTATGGTGTTAAACTCTGGTCAGAGCATTTATAATAACGTCAGTGGTGGAGGTGGAATAGATTACTGGTATCTCAACAGATCAGGATCTGGGAATGGTTGCAATACGCCAACATTATATTTTTATGATGATGCTCCGAATACTGGGACAAATTCTTATGTCCTAACTGGTTATTCTAACGCCTCTGGAAATGCGGCTTATTGGTGCAGTAATAATGGATGGGCTTATGGCTGGATGTTATTTGAGGTAGCACAATGACAGTATTATACAATGCTATAAAACGACTCAGACCAAACGTTAATTTTGGAATTGGTAACGAGGATGATTGGAACACGATTCAAATGTCCGATGGATCCGTAAGACCTACGGATACCGAAATAAATTCAGTTTTGCAACAAGCCCGTCAAGATACTGCAATATCTATATTAAAAGAAGAACGCAATCGGCTACTTGCTGAAACAGATTGGAGATTTCGTAGTGACCTAACACCAAGTCAAGAATGGATTGATTATTGTCAAGCACTGAGAGACTTGCCTGCAAACAGTGACCCTCAATTGGATGAAAATGGTCAATTGACCAATGTAACCTGGCCGACACCACCGGAGAACTAATATGCGACCGAGATTGTTTCGTGAGGCTGTTGATGCGTTGACACCAAATGCTAATTGTAAAATTGAAAATTTACAAATAGTTGAATGGAATGATTCACGACCACAACCTACACAAGAAGAACTTGATAATAAAATAAAAGAACTTTTAGTCAAAGAACCTTGGCGATTATTGAGAAACAAAAGAACAGATCTTTTATATGCTACGGATTATAAAATAAAGATTGCAGAAAAAATGGGTGAAACTGTTTCTGAAGAATGGCTAACATATCGGCAGGCACTTAGAGATTTACCCGCAAATTGTGATCCTAAATTGGATGAAAATGGAAATCTTACAAATGTTAATTGGCCAGTACCACCAGGAGAGTAACGTATGTCAAGTGCTTTACGAATCAAAGAGATACGAGACTTAGAAGATAATGTGATGATGTCAAATGGAGCATTGACAGAGAATGTTACGTTTCCTGCTGGGCATATCATAGAAGTTAAAACCATAAGTCATACGTCTAGTTCGGGAGACACATTTGGAGTTGCATTTGGAACGCCAATTATGATGAATAACATTCTCACAACAGAGAAAATAATTGTTATATGTGGTGGTGGATGGGCTAAATTTGCGAATGGTACTTACAAAAGACGCACTCGTACTCATGTACAAATTGATTATGATGGTACAACGACTTTAATAAAAGGTGGTTATGCTGCTGCTGAAACTGGTTCGAACGATGATAGAGGTGCGCCAGGATTTGTCACAGGAATATGGGAAAATAACACAGGGTCAATAGTTAGTAATTTATCTTTAAAAAGTTATGTAGAGGGTAACACAGGAGCAAATGCTTATGCTAACTGGAACGCAAGTTCAGATTACCCAATAACTATCGTTGCTATGAGGTGTATCAATGCTTGAAAATTCCATAAGACAGTACTTATCATCGTTTGGAATACCATTTACTTATGATAATAAAATTGTGGTATGGGAAAATATTGTTAATAAAGTATTACCATCCGAAGAAGAAGTCCAAGCCAAGATTGCTGAACTCGAAGCAGCCGAACCACTTCGACTATTGAGAGAAGAAAGAGACCATCGACTAACAACAACAGATTGGCGGGCCACAATTGATTATCCAGGAGACGACCAAGCAGCATGGCTTGAGTATCGACAAGCACTCAGAGATATTACCAATACATATACATCACTTGATGATGTTGTTTGGCCAGAGGAGCCGGTATGATCAAAATTCATGGTTCATCAGGAATTGAACTTCCAAACAACTACTCAATCAAGTCAGACAGTGGTGAATTGAAATTCAATCATGATATGACAACTATTGCAAAAGCAACTTCTGAACATTTTGAAGAATTCAATCGTCCAATATTTGCTGTTCGTGATAATGGCTCCGAACATACAACTCACGCAGGTACTCGGATTAAACTACAAGAAATTGTAATAGACACACATAATGGATATAATATTAGCACAGGAGATTATACAGTACCATTGTCTGGAAAATATCTTTGCCTCTGTTCACTTTTTATAGAAACATCTGGCGATGCTAGTAATTATGCTCATTTCAAACCATACAGAAATGGTAGTTGGTATGCTTCCGCTCAAATGTGTCATGGTCCATATCAGGCTATTCGCAATTATGAAACACTTACAGGTAATTGGCTTTTAGAAGGAGAAGTTGGTGATACATTTGCTATGGGTCTATATACCAAGAATAATTCAAGACTTTACGCTGGTAATTACCATCAATTAAACTTTATTTACCTATCATCATGAGTATCAAAAATAAACTCTGGAATGACTATCGACTCTTTCAGAGTTTATTCACACGCAAAGAACTTTTTCATCCAAAAGTGGTCAGTGTGTTTGTCTTTTCATACCTTTTCGTTTTTGCTGCTACGGTGATTGTATACATTTCTCAATAGATAAATATAGAAAACTGAATTTTCAATTTTTTTCAAAGAAAAAATATGGGCAATATCATTAAACATCTTAGAGGTACAACTACCGACCATGCTTCATATACTGGTGAAAAAGGCGTGATTTCCGTTGTTACTGGTGAAGGCCCAGAATATGTACCAACAGGTGAAATACGAGTGCATGATGGTAAGACACCTGGTGGTATTAATCCTATTAACACAGGTATTGCTGCTGTTAGTGCAGTCACTACGGCGGACGTAGATGCCGTAGCAAATAATCTAAGTTTTTTTGAAGACCGTTTTGTCGGTATGATTGCTTCGTTTGCAATGGAAACACCACCAGCTGGATGGCACATTTGTAATGGTGGTGAATATTCACTCGCAAGTTATCCAGAATTATATGCTGTAATTGGAACCACATGGGGAGAACTTACTGATGGTTTAGGAAGTACAGGTAATACTCATTTTCGTGTACCCGATCTTCGTGGTGAATTCTTGAGAGGTTTTGATGATGCTGCTGGCAATGATCCAGATTCAGCAAGCAGAGCCGGTGGTGATGCTGTTGGTTCAAGTCAGTTGAGTATGGTAAGAGACCACGTTCATTGGCTTGAAAGTTGGGCTAGTTACGATGGTAGTTCAGGAGCTAATAACCCTAGGAACCAAGGATATGGTGCTGCTGGGCCATATGGAGAAGGTATCTATTCTCGACAAATTTCAGATGACACTACGCAATCCAATAAAAACTTTGTTGGTGGAAGTGAAACAAGACCACGAAACAAATACGTTCAATTTTGTATAAAGTATTAATATGAAAATTGTATACAATAAAATCAATGGATCGGAGGCACATGCGTTTGAAGATCCGAGAGAACCTGGAAGATATGTAATGCCCGCTGGTTCAACTGAAATCAAACCGCCGAATTTTGATCCTTCAACGCAAAAATGTTATTATAATGAATCAGAATGGATTGTTGAAGATATTGTACTTGATGAAAATCTTCCATGGGAACCTGAAGATATATTTAAATATGTTCGAGCTGTTCGTAATCAATTTTTAAGCGACACGGATTGGCGAGTATTGCCAGATTATCAAGGAACAGATCAAGATTTATGGTTAGTTTATCGTCAAGAGTTGAGAGATATTTTAGAAACATATCCAAGTCCAACTTGGAATTCAGAAACACAACAGATTGAAAATCTTGTGTGGCCTGAAACACCACTTGAAAAGGAATAAATGGCCGGTGTTTTAATTGTAGAAGAGATACGTCCACCAGCGGATAAAACGCATATCAAAATTTCGGCACCTTTGACAAACGTACAAGGAACCGCAATCTTTGATCCGGTTAGTGGGAATACAAGTGTTCTCATGTCAAGGTTTGCCGATGGTGAAGTACCTCTCGAAAAAATGACAATTGGTGATGAATCAATTCCTTATAAAAGAATTGCGATTGCTAACAACCAAATTCTTGAAGAAAAGTTAGGACCAATTTCTTATGATAAAATTGTAATACCAGAAAAAGCAATCAAGCTTGACAAGATTGATATACCTCTCGCATCAATACATTGGAATAAAATTGAAAATGGAATTCCAATTCACAAACTCGCTCCTGTTCCCTACAATAAACTTGCATTGAATGATGGTGATATTGAAGTAAGTAAACTTGCTCCAATACCATA